GATGATAGTGGTCGCGGCCCTGGGATCGTTGGCCCTGGTGGTCGGGCCGCTTCTGTTACTACTGCCAACGATGGCGGCGTCCATCGGCATACTCAGCGGCGCTTTCGGGATGTTAAGTCTTTCTATGCTCCCCATCACCGCGGTCGTCCTGGGTATCACCGCGGCCATCGTTGCCGGTATTGTGATCTATAAAAACTGGGACAAGATCGTCCTGGCGTTGAAGACCACCTTTGACAAGGTCTTTAATTTCATCTCGGCCATCGTCAAGCGGGTCTTTACGGCGATCACTGACGTCTACAACTCCAAGCTGGGCTGGATACTTCCGGGGGGGTCGCTGATCAAGGCCATATTCTTTCTCCGGGACAACTGGGAGAAGATATTTGACACCATCAAGGCGGTCTTCTCCAGGGTCACCGGCGCCGTGATGACGACCGCGCTCAGTTTTAAGACCCGGATCGTCAACGTATTCTCCGGCATCAAGGACGGCATCGTCGGGGCTTTCACATCGGTCAAGGACCGAGTCCTGGGAATATGGGACGGCATGGTGTCCGGCATCAAGGGCGCGATCAATAGCGTTATCGGTACGATTAACGGATTCATCCAGCGGATCAACTCCATCAAGATCACAGTCCCCGGTGTGGATATTCCAGGGGTCGGGCGGGTCGGGGGATTCTCAGTCGGGATGCCTAATATCCCGGAGATTCCAAGTCTAGCCAAGGGCGGCATCGTCAACCGGCCCACGCTGGCGATGCTGGGCGAGTCCGGCCCGGAAGCGGTCGTCCCGCTTGGGCGTGGCCGCGGCGCCGGGATGACGATCAACCTGGTGATCAACGGGGACGTAAATGGGTTCGATGACTTCCAGCAAAAGGTGACCAGCGTCATCAGAGACGCCGTCCTGGGCGGCGGATTCCAGGGCGTATTAGCGAGGGCTTAATAAATGGCGAACGAATTTATCCACATCGACCCCGGCGCTATATTAACCAAGGCCGAATACGAACTGATCACCGGGCATCAATTCAACAGTCAGGCCACCGGGGATATTCTCTACGCGTCCACTTCCACGCAACTGTCGAGGCTTGGGATAGGGTCCAATACTAACGTCCTGGAGATCACCGGGGGAGTCCCCGCCTGGGTTGCCACATCCGGCACCGGCTCGGTCGCCAGGGTCTCCTCTCCGACGTTTGTGACACCGGCTCTCGGGACTCCATCGGCATTGGTTGGGACGAACATATCCGGCACGGCGTCGAGCCTAACGGCGGGAACCGTTACGACTAACGCCAACCTAACAGGCCATGTAACGTCCTCTGGAAATGCCGCGGTCCTGGGGAGTTTTACCTCCGCACAATTAGCCGGTGCTTTAACCAACGAGACCGGCTCCGGGCTGGCCGTTTTTGGGACGAGCCCGACCCTGGTGACTCCCGCGCTTGGGACTCCAGCATCTGGAGTTATGACCAACGTGTCAGGAACAGCGGCCAGTCTGACGGCTGGGAATGTTTCCACCAACGCCAACCTGACGGGCGTTGTAACGTCCACCGGGAACGCGACCGCTATAGCCGACAAAGCCCTCGCCATCGCAAAATTGGCAGACGGCACAGACGGCGAACTGATAACGTGGAACGCATCGGGGGTCATAGCGGCGGTGGCCGTAGGGGATGCCGATCAAGTTTTAACCAGTAATGGCGCCGGAGCGGCACCGACGTTTCAAGCGGCTGGTGGTGGTGCTTGGAGACTTGATGGCGGGAACTCTACTGAGGGGACAACCACCAGCACATCTACTGCAGACGTAATCACCGTTGGCAGTCTGAGCATCGCCAGTCCAAGGGCGGTCAATGTTCGATATGCCTTCCGCAAAACAACTGGAGCGGCCAACGATGTGCGGGTCGGTTTGAAGATGAACTCGACCGAGGTAAGGGCTGATTCGCAGTCCAACCTTGGCACCGGCAACGCCGCGAAGGAGGGCGTGGCCTTTGGCGAGATGTACGTCAATGTTTCCAACTATCTAGGCTCATCCCGCTGGATGACCGCGGGCAACCATGGAGGGTTCGTAGAAGCCGAGATGGCAGATATGCCAACCGCCACCATAACCGACGTAACGGGCCAGGGATTGGTCGATGACGGTGCTATTACATTGGGGATGGACGAATTGATCGTCGTCTCAACATCAACCTCCTGATGTTATATATATTCGCAGGATTCCCACGCAATACTCTTAACGCTGGTGGTGTCCAACATGCGGTAGAAACTGTGCTGGAACTCGCCATCCTGGAACATGACCCAGCGGTACAGTACCGCAAAGAAGGGGTATTTGCGGATGGTTCCGAAGAGATGCTTTATCCCATCGAGTACCGGATAAGTGAGATGTGTATCCGGGACGGCATTACCTGGGACTGGTTCCCGGCAAGTTGGTGCTTCGGGAACGGGGTGACCATTCACAAAACGATTGCCAACCCTGACTATAAAACGGTGGTGCATGGGACGGACCTCGACCTGAACGAGTTCCTGGCCCAGCATGGCACAACCCGGCTGGCTGATCTGGAACTGGAACGGGTGCATGTCCGACACGAAGGCTGGCAGAAGTACGAAGCCCGCTGGCTACCTGGCACCTGCCCACAGGAAGGCCATGCTGTACATCTGACCTGGCTCATCACAACCCACACGCTGGCGCCATTCGCCTACGATGCCATCAGGGAGTTGATTGAGGTTGATATACCTATAGACCGCACCCTCTATGAAGACCGTCATTTCTCACCGACCCGGAGGTACACCAATGCTGTTTCGTAATATCCGTAAGATCGCCACTGGTGAATGGATAGATGTCCTGTACACAATAGACGGCGCCAGTTTCGATGTGTCTGCCGATTCCCACGTTGCAAATATGGCCGCGGCTTTGTCACTCAACCCCAACGAACTGGAAGCCGTCGATAGCAGTGCTGATGCTAGGACTGGCACCCTGATCGACCAGCCGGCAAGCACCTCCAGCCCGACTCGCCAGGAAGAACTGGTAGCCATTGGGAAGGACGCCTGGACGGATGCACAGCAGAAAGAATTGATAGAGTTATTATCACTGAGAGTTACGGGGACGGAAGTTAATTAGTGAGGTTCATGATTACCGGCGAGGGAATAGCTTGATTATAGAACTGGACGAGTCCGAGATACAACTTATCCTGGACATCCTGGGCAAGACTTCAGTCGCGGGGCTGGAGACCATGAGGGCGGTGTTGTTGCTGGCCGTGAAACTTGAAGCATCACTCCCGGCGCCTTCCATCCTAGAGGACGTTGCATAGTCATGGTGGTTGCAGATTATTCGCTCCAGGTGGACTGGGACAACAGCGGGAGTTTTGGCGGGCTGACTTTTCCCATCACATTTCCTGGAACGTGGGCTGATGGTGGGATTCCCTCATCTCGTATCCGAGGCATCAGTTGCTCATTCGGGCGGGACCGGGCCAGCCAGTTGACCGGGAAATCCAAGGCCGGGACGCTCCGGGCCACGCTAGACAACCGGAGCGGGGATTATAACGCTTTTAATACGTCCTCCCCGCTCTACGGCAACATCCTCCCAGGCCGTCCCGTCCGGCTCCTGGGGACATCGGCCACCCAATCCGACCAGGCCATCTGGCAAGGATACCTAACCCGCATCACGCCGCAAGTATTCCTGGGCGGGGATCAGACGGCGATATTAGAAGCGACCGGACCGCTCGGCCAGATCAACCTCGACCAGATCGAGGTGGCGATGGTGACCTCCCAACGGACCGACCAGGTCGTTGATGACATACTGGACGCCGCCGGCTGGGGGAGTGGCTCCAGCTTTCGGACGCTCGACACGGGGAAGACCACGATCTCGCGCTATTGGAAGTCGGCCACCTATACGGTCCCGGCCCTCCAGGAAGTGGAATCCACCGAGGGCGGCTTCATCAGGGAGTCAAAATCGGGACAAATCGTATTCGATAACCGGCATCACCGCCTGTCCGGCGCCGCGTTGACCAGTCAGGCGACCTTCTCGGATGCCTCCGACGCGGCGAGAGTATATTCCGGCCTCACGATGGATGATCCGTTACCCCACATTTTTAATCAGTTTTCGACCGAAGTCCAAAATTACACGACCGCCAGCGTGGCGGTATTGTGGACGTTATCAGAAAGCGGCGCCAGCTCCCCGTCCATCTCTCCCGGTGTGGCCCGGACATATATCGCCCGGTATCCCACTTCGGCATCGGTCAACAACGCCAGGGGAGTCAACGCCTGGACGACCACCGCGGCGACGACCG